TATATCACGCTATCTCGTCCCTTTGTAACTCCTGCTATCTTATGACCATAAGCTCTTATTTCAGCGATTGATTTCGGTTCTGCACTATCAGCCCATATATGAGTTGTTATATTGTTGTCTTTTAAGAAATGACTTATTTCTCTATTGTGCATACCCTTTCTGTATAATACTTCATCAAAGATATATGCTTCGTTCCACTTGTATAGGTATATTAAAGCTGATGGGTCTAATGAATAACCAAAGTCAAGACCTGCACAAAGTAATCTTGCTTCGTCTGGTAAATTGTCTATAGGTTTCCAATCAGGAATACAAACACCTTCTAAACTTCCTATTTCTCCTAATCCATATACTTTCCACCAGTTCGCCCAATATGTACTTGTCTTTGCTTTTATTCTTGCTTTCTCTATTTCTCTTACAATCGTGTCAGGCAAACTATCATTGTCTTTATATGTCAAAGTAATAAAGTCAGTATCTTCTTGTCCTATCAATTCTTTATCGACCCAAAACAAACTACTAGGATTATAGTCAAGCCATATATTACCAGATGTTCGAACTGCTAATTGTTGATAGCTTTCAAAATCTATATTATTACACTCATTAATAAATAAGTCAGTTCTTCTTGCACCTCTTAATCTGTCTGGTTGGTCTGTGCTAAAGAACTCTATATAACTACCTGTACTAAATTCGTATTTTAAGGTACTTTTATTGAACTTTCTGTCATCGTACCTATTAGTGACCTTAAGTATATTGAGAAAGTCCTTTAGAGCGCCTCTACGCAAGTGAGGGACACTTTCTGCTACTACGCTTATTTCTTTATAATAATTCTTAATTGCATAGTCAATAAGTATCATAAGAATAGCTATTGTTTTTCCCGCAGAACTACCGCCTCTTACAATTTTAATTCTGTTGTCTAATTTTCTTAAGCGTTTTACTGCTGTTGTCTGTGTAAACATTAATAAATACTTAAAGGCACATCTTCGTTTATATGTATGTCCTTTGTTTCTTTTGGTTTACCGTACCTGTAGCCCATATATAGATTTAAAGCTCTTATATCTCCTTCGCCTATCAATTCTTTTAGCTTCTTAATAACTTCTTCTTTGTCTATTATGTTATCAAGTTTCTCTATAAGTTCTTTCTCTTGAGCTTTAGGTTTACGCCCTGCACGTCCTTTAGTTGAATGTCCGCCATTGTTTTTTCTGCCATCCATAGAATTAATAAAATATTAATTAATTAATTATTTGTATATCTATATATCGAAAAATAAATTAAATTTTAGTCCGTTACTTCTAATTCTTTTTTTGCCATAGCGTCAATCATTATTGCTACTTTGTCTACGTCTTTGTTAGATATATAATTTAGCTTAAGTTTTATCAGCTCTCGTTTCTCTTGATTATCGTAACTGTTTATGTCGTCACTTATAATATTTAGCCAGTCAATTAGCTGCGGACTATAGTTTTTAAATATTTGAAAGTTCCTTATGCTGTGTATTATAGTAGCGTGATTCATATGCTTACCGTTCTTTATGTAGAAATCTCTTATTTCGTGCAGCGTCATTCCTTCATACTTCTTTAGTATAAATCCTAATAAAGACCGTGCTTCTACATATTGCACCTTTCTTGTATTTTCAAACACATTTAGATTTGCTAGTTTGTTTATTCTCTTTGCTATTTTATTTGCTCTATTCATATTTTATTTCGTTTTATATTATTTTCATCTCGCCATAATGGCTGTGTATTTGTATAATGCATCAATCGCTTTACTTCTTTTACTGACTTTGCAGAAGATAGCGGTATAATATGGTCAAATTGCCAGTTGTCTTTTTGTTTACCATAATTATTCATATTCATACCTTCTTTAAATTTGCTTTGTATATATTCTATAAATTCCTGCATTGTTTTAAATCCTACAAGTTTTAAAAATGTTAAATTTTTTCTATGAGGGTAATTCCACGCTTCTTTTAATAATGATCTACATTTTACCAATTCCCTATAAACTTCATCTTGCGCATATTTTATTTTTCTATTTTTATTTTGCGCTGCTTTCCATTTAGGATTTGTATGATACTCTTTTCTCTTACACGCTTTACAAAATGTATAATCTTTAGAGTATTCCTCTAAAGGTTTTAATTCTTTACATCTTGTACATTGCTTCATAATATTCCTGTTATTACATAATCGTCTAGGTCTGCACCATTGACAAAAAAAGTTTCGTATATGTCTATTGCTTTTTTAGTTAGTTCTTCTCCGTCTTTATAAAACTCCTCGCTACATTCAAATATACCTATGTCTAAACTTCCCTTGTCTACTACCAGGAATTTAAACTGCTTATATGATACATTAAAGAGCTGACAATATAAATAGCATTGTACACTATATAAATATTTCTTTGCAGATAAATAAAAGTTCTTTATGCCTCCTGACGTTGTTTTAAGGTCTACTATACCTTTCTTGCTTAATACATCTGCTTTGCCTCTAAATGGTAATCCGTATATGTCGCCTATTGCAGGTACTTCAAACTCGCAGTCAGTTATAAGTTGTAATGCTTGTTCGTTCCTGAATATCGTGTCTGCTATCTTTTCTGCATTTTCCTTTTCTACTCTTGTATATACTTCTCCATACTTTGATAATGCTTCTTTATATATCTTTGTATTTTTACTTGCAACATCTACATAAATCTGCTCTTGGAATTTGTCTGGTTCTAGTATCGCCATATGTATTAACCTACCGTCTCTTAATGGTTGCGTTTCAGGACTTCCGTACTGATTTACATAAGCATACTTTTTAGGACTGTCTAATAAGAGTTTTAAAGAACTGCTACTTAATGATAGTTGTCCTAACGTGCCATAGTAATAGCTGTCATCGTACATCTTCTTAAGTACGTCATTTTTCTTATAATCCTTTTGGTCTAATAGTTTTATCATTTTTAAATATTACTTGTTCTGCCACTCTAGCTCGTTCCGCCCATTTGATTTTCTCATTATTTACATCGTCCTCACGAGATAGTAGTATATGGTTTTCTGTTTCTAGCATATTGGCGTAAATATACATTTGATTTATATTACCTATGAGATTTGCTATTTGTTTCTTTTTCGCTCCTTCAGCTTTCTCATAAGCATCCTTTAGAAAGTAACCTATCATATTAAAATTACTTTCAAATATTTGCTTCTGCATTATAGTCATTGCTGTATAATTAAACTAACAATAATAGCTATAGTAAATACTATAAATGCAAGTTCTAATGTCTTATAACATTCTTGATTCTTTTTAGGGTCACGCCCTTGATTACTTCGGTACTGTCTTTGTTTTTTCATTTTACTTGTTTTTAAATTGCGTAGAACATACTGCTAATCGCTGTTCTTTATTAGGGTACTCATTTACCATTACGGTATCTGACATACATCTCATAATAAAATCTTTTTTACTTTCGTTTGCTTTTGGTTTTGGTATAGGCATAATTAACAATTTTTAATAAATATATAAAATTAATCTGGAATAACAATACTTGCCATATTTTCTGTTAGCAAGTACACTTTCTTTAATACTTTCTTCTTTGTCCATAGTGTAGTATCAGGACAATACAATTCTTTTACTTTAGGCATCTCTAAATAGTTTAGCCAGTACAAATAAGTTCCTTTAGGGTCAGACACAAAATATAACTTTACTATCTCACTATCCATACTCATTAACGAATCGTATTTATGCTTCTCTAATAGTTTGTCAGAATAGTATTTGTTTCTAAACTTCATTTCCATAACGCAATCGTGTCCTTTAGGTGTTTTACCTTTAGCATCGTAAAAGTCATAACCGCCTCCAGACCATTCTAGTTCCCATCCTGAAAACTCATTTAAGAACGTAACTACTGTCTTTTCAAACTTATGTATTCTTTCTATATCCAAGCTCGTACAGTTCGTTAATTTGTTTAATCCATTGATTCCATTGTTTCGGACTGCATCCGCAAGGAAGATAATACTTATGAGCAAAATACTTTGAATGTATAGTTGCAATCATTTCTTGTTCTTTTCTAGTTATCTTGTTGCTTTGTACTGATCTAAATTCAGTCCACTTGTCGTATTCTTCTTTATTTAGTTTTTGTTCCATCTCTTGTGATTCCATTTAAATAGTTTTTACGTTTTTCACACCCGCAATCTTCATAGCCAAGTTTATTCGCTATCCAAGTTGCTATTGCTTTACCTTTACCAAAGGTTATAATATTTATTATTGTTTCTAATTTATCGCCTAATCTCATAATAATTCTTTAATGTTTTTTAACATATCGTTATTTATAAAATATCCGTCTGTTTTTAATTGAAATGTAGTTCCATTATTTCTTTTTCTTAAAGTACCTTTTTTTAAAAATATAGATTTCTCTTTTATTTCTTTTTTAGTTAGCCACCCGCATATATTCAGTTCATTCTTTATTTTGTTTAAACTGTTAAATATATATATATCGCAATCATATTTCATTTGAAAAGCTATTAAGTGATGTACAAAATTATCTTGCATATCTACATTCCTGCCCATTGTCTTGACGTCTATTGTTTTGTCGTTATATTTAAAATCAAATCCTCCGTCAAATCCATTCTCAAATGTATGCTCAATATTAAATATCTTTTTAGTTAGTATTTCTCCTAATAATCCAATTAATTGATTTTCTTTATTTCCATTTGCACTATGCCTATTACCCATATTGTTTTCTTGCAGGTATTCCCAACATTCCTCTTTTAATTCTTTAGGTACTTTTATTATCATATATATTGCTTTAATTTTTCTTTTACTTTATTATAAGTATTGTATAGAGAATAATAGCTTATATCGCTTTTTCTTGATAGTTCGCTTATGTTCGTTCCTTCCTCTATTATCTCGTATACTTTTCTATCGTACCAGTACATCTCTTTCAAAACGTTTTGTATCTTCTCGTAAACTTGTTGATAGTTTGTATGGTCATTCTCGCTAATTTCTAAACCTTCAAGTTCTACTAATTTTACTTTACACTTCTTTCTCATTAAATCTACATATAAACCTCGCAGGATTCTATAGACATACCAGTAATTAACTTCTGTATCATTATACATAAAATTAACTCCCTTCTGTGTGTTTTGTATTAATAGCATATACATTGTCTGCACTAAATCTTCAACTTCTGTTTGTTTAAGACCGCCAAAGGTTTCGACTATGTTAATCCATTTATCGTGCTTCTCGTATGCTATTTCTACTGGTGTTTTCAAAATGGTAAATTTAATTGTTCTATCATTGTTCCTTTTACTGCTTGACTATCTCCTATTTGGAATCCTACATTATTGACTATGCTTTTGATTTTTATAGGGTCGTCTATTGGTGTAGGTCGTCCCCCCGAATCTATGTCTTTTACTTTTCTTATATGCATCATTGAATACATCCAGTCAGTAGGGTGCTGAATATACCTATGTATAACCATAAAGTCATCAGCTCTATTCACAAACTTTCCGCCTCCTTCTACGTCACTAGCCATAGGAGGAATAGGATGCCCTGCGTAATCTTCATTTTGATTGTGCTTCTTTCTTAATGCTTCTGTAGCTGCGTGAGTACATAGCCATATAGAAACATTATGCTTTTTGCAGAACACTCTAAACTCGCTTGTAGCTTGATAATCGTAATCGTGACCTGAAATACCTTTTAACGTATCTCGATCTTTTAATAAAGAATTATAAGGGTCTATAAGAAATCCTTGATATTCCCAAGCATTTTTAATAACAGTAGCCAAGTCAATAAGCGACTTATAAGTATAAAGCTCATTAATATCAATAAACTTAAAGTGATTGTATACGAATTCTTTGTGCTTATTAAATTCATCTTCGGTAATTTTGTTTATAGGTTTGACTGCTAAAAATTCTATAAGTTTCTTAATAATTGAATACGGTTCATTCTCACTAGAATACACAAGCCACTTTATATTATGCTTAATTGAATACAATAACATAAAAAATAAAGTAAGTGTAGTTTTACCAGAATTGGCGTGTCCTAATACTATATTAAAATTCCCGTACTTAAAACGTAAATGTTCGTCTATAGTCGGGAATCCTAATTTTAAACCTTCTTTGATTTTACCAGTCCTAATATCTTGGAGTTTACTGATCTGGTCGTCAAAGTTGATTAGCATTTTATTTATTCTTATCTCTCACTAAAATTAATAAAATTAAATAACCTACCAAATCATATAACGTGTCTTCTGTTTTATCGTTAATGCCCTTGTTTTTTATTCTCATTAACTTGTCGTCTAGTCTAGCTTTTATTGCTTCTTCTGCGCCTAGCTGTGAAAATATGTTTACAGGGTCTTGAGCTGTATTGCCATATGCTTTGTTTTTAGCTATTAGCAATTCAGTTAAATGGTTAGTTATTTGTCGTATCTGTTGTTCGTTACTATTCACGTCCTTTCATATCTTTTACAATTAATCTTCTTAAATATTCGCTATAAGTAGTAAATTCTTCTTTTCCTCTTTTTGTTAAATAGCTTTTCAAAGATTTGTGTAATCTTATTGAATATGTTTTCATATTTTTATTTTCTTCCATCTTCTTAATTTTAAAAAGGTAAATCGTTTACTGTTTCTCTATCTGGACTTTGTTGTGCTGCTGTCACAGATTCTTTAACTTCTTTTACTATAGGTGTGTTAGATTCTATTCTCCAACCTATAATACTATTAAAGTATTTAACTTCGCCTGTAGGACTTGTCCATTCCCTACCTCTCAAGTTAATATCTATACTTACATTGTCGCCTACGTTATATTCGTCTAATAAGTATGTTTTTTCTTTTGTAAACTCTAATTGTAAAGTTTGAGGATACTGGTCATCAGTTGTTAGAACTAAAGACCTTACTTTAAAGTTATTTGCAAACTCTTTTGTTTCTGCTATAGATTTAATCGTTCCTGTTAGTTTCATTTTAATAGTTCGTTAAATTCGTTAGTAAATTGTTCTATTTCGTCTAGTTTAATTTTGCCTGAAGCTGCTAACTCAATAGCACCTTTAAATGCGACCTGAAAACGTATTCTGTCATTAATGTCGTTGCTAGGTTTGTCTTGATTATAAATGAGCTTTGCAGTTCCGTATTCTTCATTAGTAACTTCATAGTCAATAATGTCTCCTACGTTCTTTTTAAAATCTCCTTTACTTAAGAATGTATAAGAGTTTCCATTTGCTAAAAACACTTCCGATTTTGTGAAAGTTCCGTGTTTTAATTGTGCAGTCCCTTTAGGTCTGACTTCTGTAATTTTACTTTGCATAATATAAATATAATTAATTTTTGTTTTCTAAATATGTTTCTGTTTCAAAATCCTCCAGGAGTTCATTCTTTGCGTGAAGTAATCTGTTCTTAATTTTTAAGTTTTCGATTTCTTCATTTTGTTTCGCAACGTGTCTAGTCAAGAAGTTTATTCTATTATGTAGACGTTGAATTTCTTTGTTAAACTCCTCTTTTGATAGATGTAGGGTCATAATGTTTTAATTTTGTTATTTGCATCATTGTAGCTATCGTATCTAAATAAGTTGCTTCAGATACGTCTCCTGACTTATATAATCTAGTAACGTGTACTAATAAATTGTAGTCAGATTCTGTAAGTAATTTTTGTAATCTATTCATAAGTAAATGTTTTGTTTGATAAAACTAATTAAAAAAAGTTAATAAAACAATAGCTTTTAAAAAAAAGTTTCAATAAAAACTAAAAAAGGGGAAAAATTAATCTCCCCTTCTTGAAAAACAAAACACTTACCTACTTGATAAGAACTCACAAAGATAGTCGTTTATTTTCCTTATGCAATTTTTCTTTATACAAATCCACTAATTCGTGCAAGTCATTCATAGAGTATTTAACTACTTCTTTTGACTTATTATAAAGTCGTTTAGATAAACCTCTTGATTGTTTGTCTAATGCTAAACTAAACTGGTATTGTCTACCGTATCTGAATCTATTACAGTATTGACATTGTGCAGCTACGTTTCTTTCGTCCCAACGTACTGACATTTCTTTACGAGATATAAAATGCCCTGCGTCTAATTCGTTCCACTTAAATTCTCTTTGACAAGTTATGCACTTACAAAATCCTTTTTTGTCTGCATCTCTTTTTCGTATGTATTCGCTAAATATTCTGTCTAGTTTGTTTATAAGACCTTTACGACTGATTTTTCTCATTTGTCCATTGCTCTTAAGAACTGGTCGCCTGTAGTTTTGTCAAGAGTTTTAATAGCTAGATATATTTGTCTGCTTTGCTTCTTAACTTCTTGTTTTTCTCGTTTAGTGCTGTCAATACCCAAGTTTGCATATAACGTGCAGTCAAGTTCTAGTAACCTGTCTATTTTGCCTTTGTCACTTATGCTTGTATAATTAAGTATTTTGTCTATCATAAATGTTAGCATATGCACAAATATATGAATTTAAAAGAAAAGAAAAAGAAAAAGGACAAAAAGAAAAAGAAAAGAAAAAACCCCTACCCCAAAAAAGAAACTAAAAATTACCTGTTCCAAGCACCTTCCGACTTTATTAGGTTGTGCAAGTTTAGCTATTAGCAAAAACAAATATATAAATTATTTTGAATATGCTTTATATATAGCTATTTTAAATAATACAGCTATTAATATTATTGTCCAAATGTTTAAATGTGTTTCTCCACATAGTCCTAAAATGTGTTCTAATGTTTCCATACTATCTTCCTTGACCTTTATATCGTTTTAAATAATTTTTACTTGATTTTACTTTACTGGATTTAGATTTAGCGTGTATGCCTTTCCTTTTGCGTGACTTGCTTTTATAAATGTTTACTACAAGTTTAGCCATTATCTCTTTCTAACTTTTTCTATTGAACGCCCACCGAAATATGCACCTATAACAGTTATTAAAACAAGCTGCAATAAATCTGTCCATTTTTCTTCTACATTGAATTGTAAAGAACCTGAATCTATAAACACCATTAATACAGTAGTAACTATTAAAAATACTAACACTAAAGGTCTTACAGAACGAGTTAGCCAGTTTCCGTGTTCTAGGTCTGCTTTCCATCTTTCTGTGACATTATGCTGCATATCTTGTTCTGCTTTTATAAACACTTCAGTCATTTCTTTTTCAAACCTCGCTTTTTCTTCTTTGCTAAAAGTATGCTTGTCTATAATTCCAGATATTTTTTCTGCTACGCCACCTGCTGCACCTCCAAATATTTTAGATAGTATTTCTTTCATACGTTTGTTATATCAATGTATTTAGTTTTACCTTCGTCTCTAACAGCTTTTAATATTCTATTTCTGTTTTTATCTTCACTAACATAAGAAACGTGTACCCAGTCAGGATTATCTTCATTACCAAATTCCCATATCATCTGGTCAAAATCTAAATTATCTTTAATCCAAGTAAACATCTCTTTATTTGTTTTGTGTCCGTAGATGTCGTCTATGTCCATAGCTTGACCTTTGCAATGCTGACTTCTAGTAGAACCGCCTATTGCTTCGTTTAAAGCGCTTGACCTATAAAAACTATTTATCTTTATTGCACCACCTACATACTCTCTTAATGGCTCAAATACTTTTTCTGCAACTATTTTCATATTGTTAAGCGTATCTCCGTCAGGTGTGTTGTCTATACCTAATCGTAAAGCTGTGACGCTTTTAGTTGCTTCTTTTTCTGAAATATGTTTACTAATCATAATTTATTAGTTAGTTGCTACTCTTGTGTATTTACTGGTATCTATTGCTTCTTGCATTTCTTCTACTGGAGCTTTTATTGTTAAGGATATATCAGCATCCCATCTACCTATTAAATTGCTGCCTTTGTATATAAATATTACTGGCACAGATTTTATTTGCTGTCTAATAGAAGGTTTCTGGTCTTCTAAAAATGCTTTAATTATCTTAGCACCCTTAATCTCATTAAGTTGCTTATAATCATTTCTAACATTCCAAGAACTGTTTATATGCAGTACAGTATATTCCTGTGAACTAACTATGGCATATACAAACAACGCAATTAGGGCAATCAGATTTTTCATCTTTGTATAATTTCATATAATTTCTCATCTATTTTATCTAATTTGTTACTGTTCTCCTCAACTTGCTTTGCTGTATTTTCGATAGTTTCACGAATAAGCTGGTCTTTCAAATCATATTCTGTTCGTGATACAGCAGGTTCTGGAAGTAGCTTAGCTTCTTCTATACCTGCATTTAGGTCGGTGTACATTAAAGCAAGTGAAACAGCTCCAGCAATTACAATTCCGATTGTTTTTAAATCGAGTGTTAATTTAGTATTTTCACTTACTTCATTCATTTTGTTTAATTTTTATCTGATTCTTCTTTTATTTTTTCATAAGAACCATCTTCCAAGTTGATATTTATTTTACCATACTCTTTTTCTAGCTCTTGTTTGAACTTGTTATCTTCTTCTTGAACACCTGCCCACAAATGTAGTAATCCGTGTTTCTGTACTTCAAGTTGTCCTAAGTCGTGCTTAATAGCAGCGTACTTCTTTTGAGATTCTTGTAATTTCTCTAATTGTTCTTTTGTAATTTTTGACATAATATTAATTTTAAAGTTATATCCAAATATACTTAATCCCAGTCAGGTCGCAAAGTTTCATCTACAGGATTAATTTGTAATTCAATTTGATTATCTAAATTTTCTTGCATCGCTTCAACGTCTAATCCTGCTTCTAACCAAGCAACTACATCGTCTTTAGTTAAGTCAGCATAAGGAATAAAGTTGTCTGGGTCATAAGTCACGCCTAACGTACCTATTGAACTTGCTGTATGTTCTCCTGATTCGTCTTGTGCAATATAGCTCCAATGTACAGTGTAGATAACATCGCTGTTATCGCCTTCTTGTATTTTTGCGTCTAACGCATTAATTTTCCAATTATAAGTATTTGCCATTTATTTTGATTTTAATATTTCTATTTCTTGTTTTAACTCTTGTATTGATTTTAATAGTATCGGCACAAGTTTAGAGTAATCAACTTGTTGCATTTGTTCTCCGTCTTTTTCTCCGTTTACTGCTTGAGGTATAACTTCTTGCAGTTCGTGTGCTTTAACTCCATAGCTTCTTGTTTTATCTGACTTCCACTCAAAGTCATATACATTTATATTATCTACTAGGTCTAATCCGTTAAAATCTTTATAATCATCTTTTAATCTATAATCCGAACTTGTATTAAATGCTGTTGCACTTCCTGATGTATGTATGCTTCCTACTTCGCCATTTGCATTATAATATATTTGTACTTTTGTTGTTGAAGTTGTAGGAGAAGATTGTTTTAATCGCATCAATGTTCCTGAAGTTTCAAAAGCTGCACCACCCCCAGAACCACTTGGCACACTTGTACAATTCATTAATACATTCCCTCCAGAAGTAATACGCATTTTTTCTGCCTGTGTGCCATTACTATTAGTAGAAAATATCATATCTGCATCTCTCGTAGAAGCAGTACTTGTCCAAGAATCAGTAGGAGCTAAAGTAATTTTACCAAGCCAATTATACTGATTTGCTGCAAATTCATTTACAAAAGCTATTGAAACTGCTTCGTTTCCACCTGTACTTCCACTTGTATTTCTATTTATACAAGCTAATGCTACATCGCTTGTACTATCTGCTTTTACAATTAATTTACCACTATAGGCACCACCCCCGTAAGTATATATATTTGAATTATTATAATTTATTCCTACGTTACCTGAAGAGTTAATAGATAATCTTTCTGAAGAAGCACCTACATCGTAAATGGAAAATCTATCATCACCTGATATTGCTAACCTATATGTTCCAACACTTGTTCTTGTTAAATCTAATAAATCTGCTCCTGAATCTTCAATTTGTAATTTAGCAGAAGGTGATGTATTTCCTATTGCTACCGAACCTGAAGAATCTATATATAATCCATCTGCAGTCGTTGAATTTGTCCTTAAATGTAATTCGTTATAAGTAGAAGCACTATTAGAGTATCCAATAATTTGAGCAGCCGTAGTATTGTTTCCATTTATAACTATACCTACATTATTAGAAGTATCAAAAGATGCAGCATATACATCGCTACTATCTACGTCTAATTTCCAAGTGCTTGGTGTTTTTCCAATTCCTACGTTACCACCTAACAAATAAGATGTACTTGTTGAGTGTATTCTTGATGTACCTATGTTTACAGAATATCCACTAGGAACAGTAACTTGTCCACCTGTTGTTACATTACCTGAAAAAGTTGCATTGTTTCCACTTATAGTTATAGGAGCATCTGTAATCGTATCAGTATCACTCCACATTGTAACTGTATTAGCCGTACCTGAACCATCTACTGCTCCATCTCCAATAGGTATTTCTATAACGTCTCCTGAACTATCTACTGCTAATCTATATGTAGCCGTGCCTGTGAAACTACCAGAACCATATTCTCCTAAATTTAATTGACCTCCTCCTTCAAGAGTTAGATAATCTGCACCTAAACTTTGACTATGTATTTTAAAGTTATTAGCTCCGTCTCCTACCTCTATTTTCCAGTTTCCGTATGTATCAACCCAACGTATATATTTATTATTTCCGTTTATGTCTATATTGTCGGTAAAATTAGCACCTCCTGTAACACTAACTCCTGTACTTGTTGTTTCAAGCTTTTTAGAGTTATTATAATATAATGAAACATCTGCACCATTATCAGCAGTTATATATTTTGCTGTACCATAATTAAGTAATCTCAAATCATTTGACCTTATTCTTAATTCATTACTTGTACTATCAATGTAATTGTTACTTCCGTCACTATATATCTGCAAATCCGAAGAAGCTCCAAAAATTGCCTTACTTGAACTTGTAAAAGTAATATCATCGTTTGCACTTACTGATATATCCGTTCCTCCTGTAGTATTTCCGTTAGCTAATACTTCTGATAATTCGTTATTATCACCTACTTGGGCATCTACATATCCTTTAGAAGCTGCATCTGTACTTGCGACTGGAGTTGCAGGTATTGTTACTTGACCTGTAAAGCTACCTGTACCAGATACAGATAAATTACCTGAAACAGTTAAATCATTTCCTATTGTAACATCATTTGGCAAACCTATTGTTAATGTTTGTCCACTTGCCGAAGTTTCTATTTCATTAGTTGTACCTGCAATAGTAAATGTTTGACTATCTAAATCTACACTTCCTGTGCCACTTCCACCTGCAAAGTCTAAATCTTCTGCTGTTACAGCAGCATCTACATAAGCAGTTGTAGCTACTTTAGTAGAATTATCTCCTTGACTTTGTGTTGTAGCTGTTGTTGATGAGCTTATTGTTCCACTTAATTGACCACTAAAAGTAGTTGCTGTAAAAGTACCACCACCAGAAATATTATTGCCACCCATAGCAATATTACCCGACATAGTACCTCCTGCTAATGGTAAATAATTACCTGCTGAAGAATCTACATAGGCAGTAGTTGCAACCTTTGTGCTATTATCATTTGCACTTTGGGTAGTCGCTACTGTGCTTGAAGCTATCGTTCCTGTTAATGTTCCTTCTACATCTGCAACTAAAGTAGCTACTGTATATCCTGTTCCACTTGTATTTACTGTAGTTGTTGGTTGCTCCTCTAGGTTTCTAAATAGTTTAAATTTACTATCTCCTGTGTCTCTAAATAAACCTGCATATAATACAGTTCCACTTGGTGCATATTTACCATACCAACCTATATCTACTGCATCTGTTGAAGTGTTATTACTTGCGACTTCAATTAATGGGTCTTCTACAGTTAATGTTTGTGTGTCTATTGTTGTTGTTGTTCCTTCTACTGTTAAATCTCCTGTTACAGTTAAATTACCTCCTACTTTTGCATTTTGATAAACGTGAAGGTCGTATGTTGCTTCAGGCGTTACTCCTATACCTATTTGAGTTGTAGAGATATATAAAGGAGTTCCATTACCTAAACCGTCTGTAATTTGTTTCGCTGAACTTCCTATTGCATCGTTATCTGTTGCTTTAAGAAGTGCGTCGTATGTATTTTTTATCTTGGTGCTTGTTAATGTCGCCATTCGTCTTTTTTAAATACGTTAATAATCTTTTAATATTTAGTTGCTTCGGTTTATATCTCATAATACCCATCCATTAAATAAAGAATCTCTATCTGGACTTATGTCATCATTTGTATTGCTTGTATATTCAGGAAAACTTGACTGATTAAATGCCATATAATCAATAAATCTTCTTGTATAATATTCTGCAAATTCTCTTTCTTTATTTACTAAATAATCTACTTCACTTTTTGCTACCGTTTCTGCTGTCTCGCTAGTATGCTTAAATATGCCTCCATTCTTAATTTGATATGCTGCAAATGGTAAATAATCGACCATAGCATAATGTATAAGCATTGGCTGTATATAAGAGTTTACAAGCGTTAAATAATCGCCTGTTAAACTATCTGCTATAATATCTGCGCTGATTTTGTTATATAAATCCGTTCCTAGATAGTTTCTTATATGTATTTCCTGCGCTATTTTTATATACTGAATGAATTTGTCTATATCTACGTTTCCGTCTATTATAGAGTTTCTTTTAAGCGTAACTGGTTTTATAAATAATGCTGTTGCCATATCTTTTATCTGTAATTAGGGTGGTGTCCGTTATTAGGCATATCTTTAGGTGCAACCTTTGCTTTTTTATGTCCTGCGGGTGTAGGTTGGTACGATTTAGGTATGCTATTTACTTCATCGTAATTTTGAATTACTTTCTTCATTGTTTTAGATTTTAACCTATACAATACCGCACTCCAATAGTGACCACAGTTTACACCGCCTTTGTATTTAAACAAGTCATAAGATTTGCCTTTATGTCCAAATGATTTATTAACTCCTGCTCTTGACGCTTTGTCAATATCTTCTATTCTATATACAACGCCTCGACCACTTCTTGACATCATAATTCTACAGAACTGTCTTGATTTACCAGAAGAATATTTTTCATTATATCTATATCTAACTTTATATAACGACTTGTCTAAATAACTAAATCCTGACTTTTTAGAATCTATACTTTTCTTTTCTAAATTCTCTTGTTTAGATTCAATTAATCTAGCCGCCCATTCTTCATCACTTTCAGCATCTTCTTTATATTCTCTTTCGTCTACAATTTCCCATCTATTAGAGATTTTTTCGCCTCTTAATTCATCTAATATAATATCAAATTCTTCGTCAGATAAATCTTCACTTAACTTTACGCCTGTTTCTTCTTCTCTTGTTTCTTGGTCTGCTACATTGTCTAGGTCTGTAAATTCAAGCGGCTGAAGCGTTTTAAAGTATAAATTAAGCGAGATATTGTTATAAGCTAGTATTCTATCAAACGCATCAATTAAAAGCGTCTGAAACGGTCTAATTACCGTGTTGTCCATTAATAAAGTAGCTGTCTTTAATTCATCTGCATTGTTTCCTAAACCTGACTGGTCTTTAATACCTAAAAGCATTGGAGAAACAACTCTATGAGCTACCATAATCTTTTTTGTACTTTCTTCACTTAAGAATTGATATTGTTGATGCGCATCTGATAATTGTACAGGTTCTATACTTGCAGCACTTTCTGCATTATCATTAAAAGCTAATATGAACTTACCCGCATTACTTGACCCGCTAAACTTTTGGTATATTCTTTGCTCAATAAGTTGTCTTTCCTCCGCATTTGGTGTACCATTGTTAAAGTTAATTAACATAGAAGGCGACATACCATTCATTATGTTGTTTAAGTGGAAGTTAGATATTTCTTCTTCTAGTTCCGCATATTGTAACCCTCCTTGATAATCTACAGGAGAATAATAATAAAATCCTGCTTTATAAGGTTTTACATATAATATCTCTATACTTTCTTTGCTATAACCAAAAGCAGGTATTCTTAAAGGTTTATCATTTGGTTTGTATTTAGACCAATCCTTAAAATAATAATATGCTTCTATTTCTCCTTTTTCATTGCACTTTTCAGCTCTTAATGTTTCAACAGGCATATGTTCAACTTGTGCGATTTTTTTTCTGTCTTTAGAATAAATGACTTGTATAGCACAACCTCCCATTAACTTTAAGTCATAGCAAAGTTTTCTTACGCAGTCATTATTAAAAAGTGAAATCATTTGTGCATACTGGTCAGGTTTTTTATTAGAGTTTGTAGCATCTAAACCTTTTCCAAATATCATAGCAGATATACCGTTTATAACTGCATTGTTTGTAGGAGACCCATTGTATCTGTCAATTAAGTATTGAAAGTAGTTATTATCGTCTCCATAAGATACCCATTCCTTATTCTTAACTTCTTTTATTTTAGGACTTGTATAGGTACTTAAATTAACTATTCTTAAATCATTCATATTATAATATAATCGTTATCGTGTGAACCAGATGTATCATCAAAGTCATATTGACCATCGTTAATGTCGTAGTAGTCGTTATTGTCTTGATTAATTGTCTGGTCTGTACAAAATATTTTGTCTTTATAAACTATATCGCTTCCTGACAATAAAGTCATTATATAATTTCTTCCCTCTTTTAACACAGGGTCAAATGTAACTGATACAGTTCTATAATTATCGCTTGTACTTGCTGAAACACTACCGTTAAATACTTCATCGTTTGCAGCTTCATCGTGTACTTTTAAAGTATAAGAAGAAGCAAATGTTCTTGGAATTACGCTAATGTTTTGAGCTGAAGCACTTGTCGTCAATATCTTCATATTTATATATCGAAATAATAACGCTATTTTGTATCATAAACAAAAAAAAAGAGGTCATATAGACCCCTTTTCTTGCATTTATAAACCTTTTACTATCCGTTATTAGGAGTTGCAGGTGTAATTTGAGTTCCACTTGCGTTTCCTGTCACGTCAGTTGAATCCGCACAGAAAGCAGGAGCAGAAATCTCTTGCGCTGTTAGCGTAATTGAGAATTGAGAAGCATCGCCCATAGCAGCTCCCGTGCTGAAAGTTCCTCCCGTTACTTCGCATCCGTGTTCACGTCCTAATAAGAAGAAGTTTCCGTTATAATCTTCAACTACTACTTGAGGTCTACCTAAAGCAATAATCTTAAGTTCTTCTTGTGTCGCACTATCAAGTAATTGTAGTGTTATATTTAAATTTGTTTCAAAGAAAGTCGTACCGTTCTCTCTTGAACTGTTTACTGTAGTTTCCATAGACGAATTACCTTTTAAGTCATATTGATAAAAAGTTGGAGAACCCCCTATGTCTACTTTTTCAGCGTCAGTTGCATTATCAGTAATCGTAAGTCCATAGTCAGCAAAATATACTGTCTTTAAACCTCCTACTGAAGATTTACAAGGTATCGCCCTTCCTGTTGTTAGTGTACAAGCCATATTTATTTGTTTTTAAAAAAAAAAGGTAGGTAGTCAAAACCCACCTACCCTTTCTTTAGTTATACTTAATTATTTATTATGCTAGAGTTAATAAAGCTAGGTCTGAACCGATACCATATTGTACTCCTGCTGTGAATCTCATAATTACTCTTACGTTTTGAGACCCGTCTAAATCAGCCATATCTAATAACTTCACTTCGTTATGGTCAGATAGTAATCCTGTACCAAAGTATAAGTTAGATTTTTGTCCTGCAACGATATGGTCAGAAGGCATCCCTGGCGCTAATACAACTTCAATACCGTCAAACGATAATGCGTTGCCTTCATTGTACCATAATGCACCTCTATTGTCAATACCTGCTGCACCTAATCCTGAAGCACCATATCCGCCTAAAGACCTGATATATGCTTGCCAAGCAGCTCTTGGTACATAGATTTTTAAATCTTCTTTACCATAAACTGCTGAAGGAAGCGCATCTACTACGTTTTCTAATAAAGAAACGATGTTAGTGCTTGAAAATGCAGTTTCTGAATCGTTAGCTGCATCATTTACGTCAGAATCAGCAGCCATTAATACTGTGAATCCGTCAAATTCTCCTGCGTTACCGTTTACACCACCCCAGATGTTTTGCTCATTCTTTTCTGCTACTAAACCTGCAACGTGTCCGATTAAGAAATCAGAAAACTTTGGAGGTAAGTTTTGGTTAAGATAAGAATATCCCATTTCAATCGCTTCCCAATCAGAAACGAAATCCTTTTTACAAAGCTCAAGGTTTACTTGGAATTCTTCTGGTTGTAGGATTCTTTCAGTTAAAGTAACTGTCGCTGTGTCTGTGAAGTCACAAGTAGCGTCTTTGATTACGTTAGAATCAGTTGCTACCTTTTTAATTACATCTTTAAATTTAACGTTAGGTTTAATTTCGATGTTTCCGTTGTCTAATGTAGGAGAACTTAAAAGGGCAGCACTTATATACTTCCCTGAAAATTCGCCTGCATAAGTACTTGTTATGCTTACTGTAGTCGCCATAATTATTTATTATTTATTTTAAAAATTTACTATTCTTTCTAATACTCTATCTCTTGTACTTAATCTTCTTTTTTGTGCGTACAAGTGATTTTCTTTTTTTACTTCTCCTTCTGGATTATGCTTAATAGGTTCAGCAGCAGGTTGTGATAATTCTTCTTTTACTGCTTCTTCTACTTTCTCTTGCTCCGATAACATAGTTGTCATTGCAAGTCCGATTTCTTCAGCTACTTCTTGGTCTTTTAATTCAAGTTTAGCTTTTAAATCTTCAATGATAGCTTTTAGTTCAGATACTTCGTCTTTTGAAGCGTAAACTTCTTCTTTCATTTCTTCTTCTTCTGAAGTAGCTTCTTCTTCTTCTACTTCTTCTTCCATTTCTTTGATGTCAGAAATTATACCTTCATTAACGACAAGAATTTTCCCATCTTCTAATTGATATTCTCCATTAGGTACTGGTACTCTTTCGTCTTCTGTAACTATAAAAACTTCATTGTCTTTTTCAAACGCTTCTGCTTCTATAACAGTTCCGTTTTCTAATTTCATTTGCTCAAGTTTTACTTCTTCTTGAAGCTCAACACCTAACAAATCTTTGACTTTGTTTAACATTTCTGTAGCTTTCATATATATATATCGTTTAAGGTTATTTATTTTGCATTTTTATCTAAAAGAGATTAGCTACCGATTTTAAAGCATTTCCCTTTTTTATAAATCCATCTGCTATGTCTTCTAGTTTTTTTAATTCTGGAGGTACAGGAACGCCTAAATCATTTGCACGTTTTACTAATTCTCCATACTTACTTTTAAAACTATCTCCTGCTCTTAAAAGACCATTGTATTTTTTTACTTCTGTACTTAAATCTGATTCTATTTTTCTTCCTCTTTGTATTAAATCTTTTAAGTCATCTACTAATGCTAATTCAATCTTTTCCGATTTTAATTCCTCTTTGTTTATTTGTTTATAAACTGATTTTAATGTTCTTGGATTCATAGTTATATTATTAAATAGTTGTATGAAATTTATTAAGTGTGTTAATTATTTTTTTTACGTTTATTGCATCTTTTGTTGCTATGTATGCTTCTCCTAATTCATTAATGTTGTCAGGATTTATTCCTAAATCTCTTGCTTGTTTTTCAAGTTCAGGCAATTCTCTTTCCATTCTATCAGCAAGTTTAATTGCTTGTTCAAGTTTATTAGCTACTGCTCTTGATTCACTTATTAATCCTTTTATTCTAGAAATTGCTGTATCAGTATCTCTAAAATATTGACTTGCTAATTTTCCTATTTCTTGTACAGAAGCTAGTTCAACCTTTTCTTGTTTTGATAATTTACTATAAATTCTTTTTAATGTTCTTGTATCCATTTTTATTTAATTTTAAGATGTTCTATATATTGACCCTATGCCCTGCGCTCTTAATGAGCCATCACAGCATTCAATAGAGTATGTATTCGTGTCCCAACATAAACAAGCTGTTCTTCCTCCTTTTGGACTTGTATAGCTAGGTATATAATTTTCTCTTGATGTATTTCTTTTCCAGTTCATTATTTAATAGGTATACAGTTAGGGACTAGTTTTCCGTTTTTTCTTTTCATTCCGTATTGTTCGTACCCTGCTTGACAAGGTGCTTTCAATTCGTGATACTCACAAGGCATATACCATATCTGACCTTCAAAGTCGTGTTCGTGTACGCCCTCGCATCCTAAATCTATTGCGATTTCTTCTGCTCTTTCTTTAGATGAATAAGCTAATCTGTCGTCTATAATAGCAAAGTCATCGTTTACTTTCATAGATGCTAAACTTAATTCTCCTAGCTCTTTTAGTTTAGATGCGCTCCAACGTAGACCTGCTTTGCCACCCCATAATAAATAAGAGATAGTTCCACACGCTTCATTATCGCCTTCGTTATAATATTCTTCTGCTCTTGATAAATAAGAGTACATTCTTTTAATTGTCTCTTTAGAAATAGGTTTGCCTTGTGCTAATTGTTGCGCTCTAATCTTACCTACGTCTGTTGCGCATTTATTATTGACTTTCTTGTTTAAATCAATACCTTTCTTTGCATTATTTTTAACACCACTTGGGTAGTCGCTATAAGATTCCATTATCATTTTCTTTCCGTTCTTATATCTCTTGTCGTTTCTTACAATACCTTTTATTTCTGACAATAACTCTTGTGCTTCTGCTTCTACATCTGCAAAGTCATTTATTTGCTCTTTAGGTCTTTCCACTTTGTCTGCAAAATATCCTTCAATGCTAAAACCTTTTACTTTGCCTGTCTTTACATACTCATTCCATATATCTTCATTGTTTACTTTTACAGAACCCATCCAAGTACCTATAGGAAGTTCCATATCGTATTTTCTGGACTTATCGTGTACTTCATCTTCTATAATCCAAGATTCTACTAAAGACAAACCTTGTATAGAGTGCTGATGCTCTAAAGTTGAATTGTTTTGATTGCCTTTTTGTAAATAAAGTTGGGAAGCTTTTAACACCGTATCTTTAGAGAAGTATATATAATATTCATCTTCCCCGTTTCTTCTATATATAGGTTTATTTGGTATTAACAAAGCTCCCAGTAGAATACGTTTCTCTTTGTCTACTTCAGCTAGTTTTATTTCTTGATTTTTTAGTGCGACAAAATCTTCTTCTATTGCAGGATTTTCTACTATACTAATCGCCTCTATTCCTGAAATCTCTTGGTCTTCGTCTAATATTAATTCGACTATTCTCATAATTATATATCGTATTTTAAATTAATTTTTGCATTTACCCTATTGCTGCGCCTTGTACTATATTTCTGTCTAGTTCTTGAGCAGTAGATACATCGCCACTTACTACATATGCTTTCATAGGTTGCCCTTGTTGGTCTGCTATTGCACTCGCTAATTGATTCGCTCCTGACGCTCCTACTACGTTAAATGCAGGAGGTGCTGAAGGACTAGATATTTGAGGCACGTCTGCTGAAGCACCACCTATAGGAACTTTTGTTTTACTTACTGCTTTTTTAACGCTTCTTATAATACCTATACCTTGAGCTATTGCTGCCGCTATTGTAATAATGTTTTGCGGAAAACCAATTTTACTACTTTCAGATACGTTTTGAGCTGCGTCTACACCCGCTTCTGCAACTGCTTTTTGCCCTTTAAAAGTAATTCTTTTGACATCTAATAAGGTTTCTTGTAATGCTAATGCTTGTTTTGCTATTAATAATGCCTTACCAATTCCTGATTCTGCGTCTGCAAATTGACTAATAGCATCTAATACCATTTGTTTATCTGTTATTTTTTGTCTTTCGATATTTCTTTCTTCTTCTGCTTGTATCTTTTTTGCTTCAATTAATTCATTATCTAATTCTGTTTCTCTATTGTTTACTTCTTGTATAAAAGCTAATCTTTCATTTTCTGCATCTGCATATGCTTGAGTGCCTAAAACATAGCTGTCTCTTTTTGCTTCTAATCTTTCTAACTCTTGTTGTTTTTCTATTTCTAAATTTTCCTTTTGTTTTTTTATTCTTAATACATCGTTTTCTATTTGCTCCGCATTAAAATCTCTTTCTACTTTTGCTCTTTCAGCTGCAGCGTCAGTATTTGATTGCTCTAATTCTAGTTTTTCTCTTAATAAAGCGTTTCTATTAGAATCTTGTTCTGACATAAATCCTGTAATCTGTGCCTCTATAGCTGCCTTTTCATTCTTTGCTTCTTGTAAAGCTATAGCATTGGCATCATTATCATTCTTATCAAACTGTGCTTGGGCTGCTGCTAATATTGCGTTTGCGTTTTCTAGCATCGCTTCTTTTTGTTGGTCTAATACCGCCTTTAAATCATTGTTAGCTTTTATTCTTTCATCTATAGTTTTAAATTCATCGTCTCTTGTTTGTCTTAACAATTCAGCTTGTCGGTCATAATCTTCTATAATCCCTTGATTTAATACTCTAGCTTTTTCTGCTGTCTTTTGAAGTTCTACATTTGCCTTCCCTGCTTTAATAGTTTCTTTAACATAATCAGTAGTTGCTTTAGTTACCTTACCTACTGTTTCTACTGATTTATCAAAACTATCGTCTACGCCAGTTAAAACATCTATACTTTCTTTACCTGCACTTTTTACATCTTCTAAAGCGCCTTTAAAATCTCCGCTAAATACTTTCTTTACTGCACTAGCTATAAATCCTAGTGTATCTAAAAACGAATTAAACCTTTCTACTAAATTTCTTTTTACAGCATCGCCAAAATCTATTAATGCTTGTTTAGGATTTTCAAATATTGACTTGAACGCATCTACTACGCCTCCTACATTGTTAAATATAAAATTAAAGAAGTCATTGAAAGCTAAAGACAATACTTCAAACGTAGTGCTAAAGAAATCTGCTACTTTTTGGTTTTCATTAAGAACTTCTGTAAACTTTGCAAATGCTGCTACAACAAGTCCAATACCTGCTGCTTTTAAAGCCGTACCTACTTTTTTTATTCCACCAGATGCTTTAGTTGTAGATTGTCCTACCCCATCAAAACCTTTTTGTAAATCCGTACTGGTCGAAACAACTTCTTTATTTGTTTGTTGTATTTCTTTTTTTAGATTTTTTACTTCTCTTGTAGCTGCACCTGTCTTAACTGTAAAATCTACTACTATTTGTTTTGCCATTTGTATTCGTTTTTAATTTGTTTCACGCCCTCTTTAAATGTTACTGGCAACTTATACTTGCCTTTAGCGATTCTTATTCTTTCTGTTTCGCCATCTGCTATTTGTAATAATTCTAATATATTCTGTAGCATTATACTATGTTTAATAATTCAAGGTCACTTTCTCCAGTTCCTAAATTTGTTGTTATACTGTTTATTCTATATTCTTGATTGCCTATTACAAACTTGTCTGCTAGTGTATAGGTTCTTAATATCTTCAAGGGTAAATACGCTTTGAACTTAACTAACCTACGCTTTACTTTAAATACGTCTGTTATATAAGATGTATAGTAATTAGCGAATAACGTACCTGCAAATGTTTCTGTAGGTGTGTACTCGTTTAGCTCTTGATTAAAATGTATATTGTCATCGTCTGTACTTGCACTTGTGCTTACACTATTGCTAGGAATATAATAATCTGTTATGTCATCATAATCGCTACTTTCATCGTTTAAGAATCTTATACTTGTTCCACTAGATATTCTAATAGGGTAAAATAATAATGCTTCTCCTAAATAAGGGTCATCGTTGTCATCTACAAACCATCCTACCTGTGCGTCTGTTTGTGCATAAGAACTTCCTGCATCTAATAACCTTTCAAACTTCATATGCTCAAAAGGTGCTTCTACTTTATAGATGCCTCCTGCCATTTGGTCTGTTTCAGCGTCTCCTCCCCTATATTCTGCTTTACCCCATTCTGTCCCTTGAGTTAATTGAGAGTGCTGAATAGCGAGTTTAGTGCCAAGACCTTTATATCCAAAATCTATTTCTTTATAAGGCAACGCTACATCTATTTGTCTTTGAGACATATCTACATATTCATCTATGGTAAACGTAGAACCTCCTGAATAGAAGTTGTCTAATGTTTCTACTTTAATTGTTCCGTTGTCTTGCTTATATGCAGTTAAATTAAATACCTTAAATAATCCAGTTAAGAAATCTATGACTTTCATATTTGGCATTTGTGCAGTTCCGCTAAATGATTTAGTAGCATTGATTGTAAACGAACCAGAATTAAATGTACCACTTATAGGTTGTAATAAATCTGCTGCATCAAATTCTACGTCTGTAACTGTAAACGTTTCGCTGATTATCATTTTAAGATTATAAGTACCATTACCTAAATCTGCTGATACTGCAACGTCTGAAGGAGCTGTACCGCTAAAAGTTTCTACTACCGTTCCTCCTTGTAATAATTGTACTGTATAATCGCTTGATTCTGCTGCGTCAGGGTCTACTGTAAATGTAGCTGTAATTTTATGCGCTCCTGTTAATCCTGAAACAATAATATTTTCTCCTGATATTGTTAAGTGATTCCAACTACTTGTATCAGGTAAACCAAAATCTACAATATGGTCATATGTTTCTGGAGCATTAGGGTCATCTATAAATCCTTTTTTTCTGTGCATCCACATATATAAATTATAATAAGGTGCATTAGATGAATTAAAAAAATCTGTGCTAAATGTTATACCGTATTGTTCTTCTATAGCTTTTACAATTAAATGTACTCTTATAGCAAATTTTAATTGATTCCATAACACGCCTTGCTGTGTTGTTCCACTTGGATATAAATTACCGTCTCCTTCTGTAGCTGAATTATAATATAATCTATCTGTGTGCGTAATTAAAGGAACTACTAAAGCATCTGTATAAGTTGTACTGTCTACTGTAAAATCTTTTCCGTTTCTTAACGCTCCTTGTACTTGAGCTGCATTATAGTTTGTTGTAAAGTTGTTTAGCCACGTTAAAGCGTCTAATTTATCTTCTCCTAATAAATCTTTTAAGTCTACAGTATCTCCAAAAAAAGTAACTCTATAAGCATAAGGTTTGTTATCTTTCATATCTACGCCCTCTAGCTTTATCTTGCCTTTCTCAAATGGAAAATAGTTAAGCTCTATAGTTGCTGTCTTTTTTACTCTAGCGTCAAAGCCATCGTCTATGTTATAATTGTAATAATGCTCAAATACTTTGTTATTGTCTTTAGATGCAGGTAAAGAAAATGTTTTAGTAAAGTTTGTAAATACTTTTGCTATGTCTTTTACGTTTTGGATTGTCTGTGTCAATGAAACAGATTCATCTTTAAACATATCCATTCTATTACCTTCTATGTAAAGCTGTATATTCTGCATTATCTCATATCGTTTACTTTGTTGAACGCATAGCTAAAGTCAAACGTATAGTTTATTAGTTTGTCGTTTACAGATGTTTTAAACTGTACTGATTTTGTGTCTAGTGTTATTGGTTTAACTTCCGTACCATCGTATACCCATACTTGTTCGCTTAACATTAACTGTCTTATAACCTCGTTAAATGATTCGTCTATAAATCCAGTATTCATTTGTATCTTCTCTTTGCCTGTAACGTGAAATTGTCTTATAGAATGTTTTTCCTTGTTATATGTAGGGTCATTTACAAAATCCATTAAACTACGCTTATAGCTTTCTGAATTACTATCTAAACTAATCATAGATTTTTTATGAAAAGGCATAATTTGCAATGCTCCATACTTATTATAAAACACTACATCTAAAAAGTCATATTTAGGTTCGCATACTTCTTCTAATGTTAATGTAACGCTTTGAGTATATCCAGATTTAGTTGTAGATACAACAATAGTATCTCCTGTTTCTAAAGTAGTCGTAGGTGTTATTCTTATATATACGATTTTATCTTCTGAAACATTTGTGTCGCTTATTGTTATGTCGCTTAATGTATTTCCCCAAGCTACATCGTATAAGTTCCAAAATTCATCTACTTGTTCCCAGTAAACATCTGCGCCACCTCCTGTAGTAAAGCTAATCGTTCCTTCTGCTTCTGCGAATACTGGAAACACTATATCTCGACCTTGTTTAAAATATATCTTTGTATTTGATTGTAAATATTGAGGTGTGTAGTTTCCTGTGTCTGCTATTGTATATGTTTCTCCAGAAGTAAATATATCATTCTTAACTGTTAGCTGTGTATCGCTATCTATTGCAGAAATAGTAGTGCTTGTAGAATCTGTAGTATTGTTTACTGTATCTCCTACACTTACTGTCTTTGTAAATGTCTGACCTGAATCTATAAGTTTATATGCTGTCGTACCAGTTGTTGTTGAACTTATTTTAGTCACAGCAGGATTTACACTTGTTCTAGGATTTACGCCATCTTCAAAATATCCATAACCATCAAAAGCTAGATAATCATAGTTAGCTGTTTCACTTCCTACTGTTTTAGTTAAAGTAATATCTGCTTCAACCCAAACTCCGTCTATAGAGTATGCGCCATATTCTGTTATAAGATAATCTCTAATTAATTCTGTGATTTCAAATATTACATAATTGTTAGAACCTATAATATCTTTGCTTATTGTATAAGTTGCTGATGCAGGTTTGTCTGTTGTTAATGTCCCTGAATATATAAATAAATCCATTGACGCAGAACTTAACGTACCTGATGCAGGTGCTACTTTAATGTAATATGGACTTCTTGCGTTTATTATTGTACTCATTCTATACTGTTTTCTATGTCTATTGCAAATGCTGTTGTTAATTCTGGCGGCAAGTCGTTAAATGCCTTCTCAAAAGGTTTAGTGAAAAACATACTTGGTTTTATGCCATAAGTAAAAATGCTTCTTGCTATTAAGAAGTTTAAACTTTGTCTTTTAATAAACCTACCTTTCTTGTCTCTTGGTGCTATGCCTTTTCTTACTGACCATTTATCTAAACTGCTTGGCGGAGGCATCTTGCTCTTAAAACTAAAAGGTGTATCAAACTTTCTTTTCTTACCGCTTACCCCTTGGTCTTGATATGCTCCGTATTCTTCCATTAAGAAACTTAAACCAAAACTATTCTGACCTACTTTCAGCTCATAATCTAAACTGTCATATAATCTCTTACTACTATTCTTCTTACCTTTAGTTAAGTTAGTTCGTGCCTGTTTAATAACGTATTTAGCAAACTTGTTTAATATTTGTTTTGTTTCTTTTAAATTCATTAACAATTACTTACGTTGTTTTCTATTAGTATGTCCATTGTACAAGCCCATCCTGCTAACTGGTTTTCAAATCTTTCATAAAAAGGTTCACAGCTAGGGTCTCCGTCTAATTGGTATCTGTCTCTATATAACGTGCCACCTCTTAACAATACTATTAATCTATTTAATACTGCTAATTGAGAGTTTAATACATCGTGTTCGTTATTGTTGCCAGTAAATAAATCTGTCTTGTTTTCTTTGTTTATATCTACTATGTCCATTGACATTACAGTTATGTTAAAGCTCAATACTTGGTCTTGCGGTGTCACACTATTAATTATGATATGCGACAAAGGAAATATAGTTTGTTTAGATAAATCTATGTCTGTAATATCTCCTGTCGTTACTGTATTGACATTTATGTCGTCTAGTAACTTGTCTTTAATTGTATCTAGTATCGTGTAAAAAGCTGTAATTCCTCTAATACTCATTTTAATTTAGTTTTTAATTGTTTTGATTCCGCATCCGCTTTGTCCTTCATAAATGCTAAAAAGTTTAAACATTGATGTACATTTAATTTAGTGATATGTTCAATTCGTCTAATATTCCCTTGAGCGAGTGCGTAAAGCGATGAATACCAACCCCACTTTGTCGTAAACTGTCCCGCAGGTGTATAATCCTGTCCCCCTCCTGCTCCAAATAATTCGTCATAACTCTCGACAAGTCGATTCCTAAACGGTAAAAAAAAAGCATACTACCTAATACAGCATCCATTGGCATATTCTTCATTTTCTCTTGGTCTTTTGCTTCATAGTCAGCTATAAGATATTTATGCTTTAAAGTGTTCGTTACAGGTCTGTATAAGACAGCCATAGCCAAGTGCATATTTTCCCAACTAGATAAATGCGTGTCTAAATCAATATATTCTCCTAAACTCATATCGTCTAGGTTCGGTATAAATCCGTATTCAACTCCGTCCATAGTAAACCTTTGCACTAGCTTCGGTTTCTGCTCAAACATATCTGCTAGAATATTAGTAATTCTATATACGTCTGTAGCTTTCATTTTAAACGCATCTTTTAAATCTATACCGCAAAATACTTCTATCATTTTAGAAGCTAGAAACGTGTCATCGTTGTTGTTCTCTTGTATCTTTAAATACTTTTGATACTGATGTAACTTGATTTCCGATAATTGGTTAGGTATCGTAACTTTAACTCTCATATATATATATCGAAAATTAATTACGATTTTAGAACAAAGCATAAAAAAAGGCGACCATTTCTGACCGCCTTACATCCAATTAGTTATTATAGAAATAAACAATAACTTAAAAAACCAACACTATACTAACTGGACGCTAAACAATAAAGTGAA